CGGCTAAAGTTGGTACTAGAGCTGCAGATGGCACTATTACTTTAGGCGATATTTCATCTCCTGCAACGGCTATTGGTGCTAGTAACAATACAAGCGGACATGCCACACTAAGAGCCGTTGGAGGTGGTACAAAAGCCTTTGCAATTTACATAGGGCCTGTAAATAATTCATATGCTCAAGACTCTATAATAGTTATAGCCACACGCGCTGCTGACACTCTTTCTTTCGGAAGTCCTAGTGCTGATATGACTAATGGTGCTCATTGGTATAGCATGGGAGGACTTGGTTTAGCTATGGACTCGAATAATTTAGGTAGAGGAGTGATGGCATGGACACCGGGATCTTCTAGTGGAGGAAAACCTTCAGGAGTAAGATGTTTTGAAGCGGACGTTACAATCTCAAACCTCACCGCAACCAATCTCCTTGGCATCGCAGACGAGACAATTTCCGCTGATGCATCAGGAACAATAGTGGTAAACGGTGGAACGGTTACAGGGTTAACTGGATTTACTATTGGCAGCAATATTTACGTTACACCTGCGGGTGATTTTACCTCGGATGGTGCGACTTATTATGGGACGGGGTACGATTTAGCCGCAGCTAGTTATGCGTCCAAGTCTTTTTCAGTAGCAAGTCAGGAGAGTGCGCCAACGTCATTCGCTTTTAAGACTGATGATGGAACCAAGATGTATGTGTTAGGTAACACCGCTGGGAATGTCTACCAGTATACTTTATCCACAGGATTTGACATATCAACAGCGTCTTATGATTCAGTTAGTTTTAGTATTTCTAGTCAGGATACTACGGCAGAGGCAATAATCTTTAATACTGACGGTACTAAAATGTATATGTGTGGGCAACAGAATAAAACTGTCTATCAGTATAGCTTGTCATCAGGTTGGGATTTATCTACAGCGTCTTATGATTCAGTTAGTTTTAGTGTCACATCTCAAGATACAAGCCCAAAAGCGTTAGCGTTCAATGCCAATGGCACAAAGATGTTTATGTGTGGATCGGAGGAAGATAAAGTCTTTCAGTATACGCTATCAACAGGGTTTGATTTAGATTCAGCGTCTTATGATTCAGTTGCTTTTAGTGTTGGTAGTCAGGAGTCTGCTCCAACTTCATTAGCATTTAGCGCAGATGGAACGAAGATGTTTACCGCTGGCTATGGGAACGATACTGTCTACCAGTACACCTTATCCAGTGGATTTGATTTATCTACAGCGTCTTATGCCTCAATTAGTTTTAGTATCGCTTCTGAAGAAACCGGGCCAATGGAAATACATTTCAACACGGACACGCCTCAGGGTATTAAGATGTTTTCTATTGGTAACCAAGCAGGGGCCGTTTATCAATATGCCACATCCACCACAGGAACCGCGACTGTAAAAGCGGGACTAGCAATTTCAACAACATCATTATTACTAACAGGAGACTCATAATGAAAACATTAACATTTAACGACACAAATCTTTCCCCGTACACTTTTGCAGATGATAAAAGTGTAGTAGTGGAATCAAATAGAATTATAGTAGGAGACCCTACTGACCCCGATTTTTATATTGGAGATATGAACTCTAGTAATGCAACTTTGCATACTAGTGTGACTCCTCCAGATGATTGGCAAGGCAACCGTTATACTTATAACGGGTCTGCTTGGGCTGAAGTTTCGGGATGGGTTGATCCTAAAGTAGCAGAGATTGCTAGGTTACAGGCGCAGATCGACGCTCTTAATGCTGGATAAGTTCGACACTTAGGTTAGTCCCACTACCTTGGGACCGACCTAAGTACGTCTTAAAACTGCTTATTTGAATATATCTTTCCAATTCCCAGTTGTACTAGCTTTGGCGTATTCTGTAGCTCGATTTTCAAAGAAATTGGTGTGCTCTACCCCATTTAACATATAATCTAGCCAGGTTAGGGGATTGGTAGTGCTTCCAAATATTTTCTTCATACCTAAGCCTAGTAAGCGTCTATCCGCAATATATCTAATATACTCTTTCACTTCTTCAGGAGTGAGGCCCGGTACTTCTGCGTTCTCAAAACACAGATCAATAAAAGAATCTTCTAGATGTACGGTTCTTTCCGCAGCGCAATAGATTTCATACTTTAAATCATCGTTCCATATATACTTATTTTCCTTAATAAAAGTACGAAATAACTGTGTCATTCCTTCAACGTGCAAAGTTTCATCTCGAACAGACCAAGTAATAATCTGCCCCATTCCTTTCATTAAGTTATGTCGAGGAAAGTTTAAAAGAATCGCAAAGCTACTGAACAATTGTACTCCTTCTGTAAATGCAGAATAAATAGCCATAGTTTTAGCTATTTCTGTAGGAGTAGTTGTTCCAAAGTTATTTAGATACTCGTGTTTATCTAACATTGCCTGATATTCTAAAAACATTTGATACTCTTCATCTGGAAATCCCAAAGTTTCTAGTAATAAAGAGTATGCTTCCTGGTGTACGCCTTCCATAGACGCGAAAGCAGCGAGCATCATTCTTACTTCTGGTTGTTTAAATGTAGGTAAATAATGTTTGGCGTATCCTGCGCAGACGTCTACATCTGCTTGTGTAAAGAATCTAAAAATTTGAGTAATTAATTTTCGATTTTCTACTGTTAATTTTTCTTTATAATCCCGTAAATCATCGGCCAGGTTTATTTCATCTGGTAACCAATGCATTTGCTGTTGAAGTTTGTAGTTTTCAAATGCCCAAGGATAATTGAAAGGCTTGTAATAGTTTCGTTCGTCTAATAATCCCATTTTAACCCTCACACGCTAAACACGCTTCGTCCGAAATTGAATCGAACATATACTGTCTAAGAGCTTCATCAGATACTTTATCTGCACGCTTTATAGCAGCACTTCTCAGATAATATAGGGTTTTTACCCCCCTTTTCCACGCCATTATATGTACAGCATGAAGTTCTTGTTTTGAAACATCTGCTGGGAAAAATAGATTAAGAGACTGACTCTGACAAATATGTTGTTGTCTATCAGCAGCAAATTCTATAAGCCATCTCTGATCTAGTTCTGGGCCCGTCTTAAATATGTCTTTAGTATCTTCATCCAAAAACTCTAGGTGTTGTACTGAGCCGTCCTGAGTAATAATACTTTGCCATACTTCTTCAGTATTCATTCCTAACTCATCTAAACAGTGTTCTAAGTATTCGTTTTTGAGGAGGCTAGAGCCTGTTTTAGTTTTTTGAACAAATGCATTAGCGCGGTAGGGTTCAATGCTTGGGCTAGTGTTACCACAAATAATACTACTGCTAGCGTTAGGAGCAATAGCCAATAAATGGGAATTGCGAATACCATAACCAATAGCGTCTGGACATTCTCCTCGTTCTTTTGCCAATAACTTTGTCGCTTCATTTGCTTTTTCCTTAATTTCGTTAAACATTTTCAAATTCTTAATTTTTGCTATTACACTTTCAAAAGGGATACTATGTCTCTGTAAATAAGCGTGAAATCCCATAGCCCCTAAACCTAAACTTCTTTCCTGTTTTGCACTGTATACTGCCCTGTGTAATTCTGGAGGGGCATTTGTGATAAAATATTGAAGTACATTATCTAACATTCTAATTAAATCAGGGATAAATAACTTATTGCCTTTCCACTCATCATATTCTTCCAGATTTACACTTGAAAGACAGCAGACTGCAGTTCTATTCTCGTCTGTGGGTAGTGTAATCTCTGAACATAAATTAGAGTGATGAACTTCTAGCCCTAATTCTTGTTGAAACTTTGGCACAGCCTTAGCAACTGTATCTTTAAACATTATATAAGGTTCGCCAGTCTCAACACGGTTTTGTATGAGTTTTACCCACAATGTTTTTGCGGGTACCGTTCTTATTACTTCTCCAGTATGGGGGTCTTTTAACTCCCAAGTGTCATTAAAATTTGCTTCTTTTGTTGCTTTTTCAATCAATTCCATAAAGTCATCAGTAATAACAACAGCATGGTGCAGATTAGTAGATTTTCTATTAATATCACCTCCAGTTGGCTTACGTATATCGAGAAATTCTTCGATTTCTGGATGAGATATGTCCAAATATGCTGCATAACTTCCTCTCCTGGTTATTCCTTGGGAAAAGGCTAGCATTTCCCCATCTACTACTTTTAAAAAGGGAATCACCCCTGTACTTTCAGAGCCGTTACTAGTTGAAGATCCTACACTTCTTACCTTGCCCCAGTTACCCCCGATACCTCCTCCTACTGAAGATAGAAAAGCGTTTTCAGTATAATGAGATGTTATCCCGCCTCTACTGTCTTCTACATGATTCAAAAAACAACTTATAGGCATGCCTCTTTCAGTACCTCCATTACTTAGAATAGGGGTAGAAAACATAAACCATAGTTTACTAGCATAATCATATAATCTTTGGGCGTGTTCTTCATCATCAGAAAAAGCTGTTGCAGCACGCGCAAAAGCTTCTTGAGGAGAAGTTTCGTTATCTAACAAGTATCTATCATTCAGAGTTTTTATACTAAACTCTGATAAGTATTTATCCCTATTGTAATAAATATCCATCTATAAGTCTCCGATCTATTTCTGATATATTATCAGCTCCTATTGCGTCTTCACAATATGTTAATAAGTCCATTAATTGATAGTTTGTGAGTAACACCTCGCCATTAGCATTTAATTCTTGAATGTGTTTATACTTGCTATCTATAGGTAATCTGTCGTAAATGTCATATGCACTTCCCAGGTTGTTTATAAGACTGACTGCTCTTTTCGGGCCAATCCCTCTAATTCCTGAAACATTGTCTCCTTTATCTCCAACAAGACATTTATATGATATATAATTGTCTATGTCTACTTCGTAGTGTGTTGACCAGTTATCTACTGTTACTTCTTTTCTCGTAACATAAGAAAACCTGGATACTCCTTCCCGTATTAATAAGTCCCAGTCTCTATCACTAGAAATTAACCAAATATTTCCATATTTGAATTTATCTCTATATTTTACTAAATAAGCTGCGATATCGTCTGCTTCTACCCCTTGGAATCTGAGCACGGGGTACTCTTTAGATAAGCGTACTAAGGTTTTTTCATACTCTTCGAAAAAATCTTTAAATGCTTTCTTCTCTTCTTCTGTCTGTTCCGCATACTTATCTTTTCTATTTTGTTTATAATCAGCACTTATAGCTCTTCTATATGTAGATGTTCCTAAATCTGAGGTGATAACTATATTAGCACTTTTATAAGAATTAGCAAGAGAAAGTACGGTTCTTACATATTCTTCGCAAAAATCAGTTTTGCCTTGATGTTTCCATCGGAAAGCTAAATTTAACGAATCTACTATTAATACTGATCCCGAATCTTTTTCGAGTACTTCTGAAAAATTAAAAGCCATTTTCTATAAACTCTATTTGTTCTGAATTTAACCACTCTTCTGCTAGTAGCACATAACAATTTAACCAGGAAATAAATATATATTTACAACTCTTTGGTTTATGCTCTGTTGTTACAAATACTTTTGATCTGTCATATTTAAAGAATAATAAAGGTTGTTGATTTCCGTTCTCTGCTTGTACTAATAGTTTTTTCCACCACCGAATAAGATTATTGGTTTTTTCAGCGGTAAATATCTTGTCTGTTAAAGGAGACTCTGCATAATTTTTTACTTCTATACAGTAATAATTCTTTTGGTGGGGGACATAGAGGTCTCCTTTTAAATACTCTAATGCTCCGGAGGAAGGAACTCGTTCAAACTTTAAGCCCGTATGCTCCCTTAACATATCTCTTACTAGATATTCACCCCGTGCACCCTTTGCTCTTGAATCTACCATCTAATCTAACCTACTTATATTTTGTTCCTTTACTATTTCTATCTTATCTAATAGAGGGTGGGTCCACCCATGACTAACTACATAAGTGTTTAAGTTTTCTTCTTGAGTTAAAATTTCTACCAATTTTTCTCTTCCTGGGTCATCTAACACACTGATTACTTCATCTAAAAACAATGTATTAATTCTTGACTTAGAAATACTACTCATTAACTTGCGAATCGCTATCAATGTTGCAGTATTTACTCTAGCTAATTCTCCCGATGATAACGCTAGAATATCTACTATCCTTGCATTATCTGTTATTTGCACATTTAATTTGTCATTCAAAACTACAAATTCAAGTGTAAACCTACCATCAGAAAATTCGGCTAAATAAGTATTAACTAACTCTTCTAATTCTTTAACTAAATTCTCTATTTTGTAGGCTAAAAGCCCGTTTGTGCTAAAAGCTTTTTTGAGTATTTCTAAATTTATAAATACACTGTCATGCTTATCTAATTCTTTTGTAAAGTCCCTGAGCTGTTCTTTGAAAGCTTCTGTTTGTTCTTGTATGACTTGGATCCTTGTGTTATTTTTCGTGCGCTTTTCGTTTTCTTTTGAGATTTCTCCCAGTCTTTCTCTTGTTGTACGAAGTCTTTCACGCACTCTTCCAATGCGGTCAGTAAGATTTTGACCGTCCACTTGCTCACTTGACAAAGCATGGTCAATACGGCTATACAAATCCTCCCAATTTTTCTGAATACTAATTTTAGTTTTGTACTCCGAGTTGTTTTCTTTGATTTTCTTGATGGCCCTGGAAATGTCGCCACGTTTTTCTTTTGCCTCCTCTATATTATCTAGTTCGGCTTGCATTAAGTTTTTTTTAAACTGTGAGTCTACTGTCTGCTCACAAGTAGGGCAGTTATCCCCTAATTTTTTCATCTTTTCTAATAATAAATTAGAAGTACTTATAGAAGCCTTTATACTACCTTCTTCGGTTTGTAAATTATCGTATGATATTATTTCAGTCGCTTTTATTTCATTGGCTTTATTAATATTTATTTGTCTAAATAAGGTTTTATAACTATTGTTGGTTTTTATCTTTTTATTTTTTTGCGAGATATTTTCAAACTCTAACAATAAAGACCTTAATTCTTCGTCGTCTTTACTCGTATCAATTTCTAAATTTAACATTGGAAGTATGTTAGTACTCTCCAATTTATTGTCATACAGCCACTTTTCTATCGTTGCTATAGTCGAATTTATCTCAGTGATCTTGATATTTGCGTGTCTAGAGGCTTCCTTGAAAACTTCAAACAACGCTACATATTCTTCTAAATGCAATAAATCAATTAAAAACTTTTTCCTGTTCGTATCTGTAGCAGTTAAAAATTGCAAACTACTATTAGTATTTTGATAAACTAATTGACTAAATGTTTTGAAATCTATACCTATAACCCCCTGAAGAGTCTTATAAGTATTTGTAGCTGTGTGACTAGATATATCCTCCCCGTCTTTAAGGAGCTTCACTTTTATACTTGTTTTTCGGTTTACTACTACTTCATATAGAGTATCTTCTTTAGTAAAGGCTAGATAAATATCATATCCATTATTGACATATCTATTAGGAATATCAGCTTTTTTTATTCCTTTTGAGTTTTTATTATATAATACCTCTTCAATAATTAATGGAATAGAAGATTTTCCCATTCCATTTTTACCAATTATTTGTGTAACATTACTACTGTCTAAGTCAAGTTCGTTGTTCTCACCGTAGCTAAAGCAATTATTCCATTTGAGCTTTTTGAGAATAATCATTAAATGTTCCTATGATTTCGGTTACGTTTTCTGGGTCTATTTCTAGTATATAATTAAGATATTCAATTAACTCTTCTTCTATAGTCATTTCTTTTTTCATTAAAAGAGCTGTTTCAGAATTTCTTTTTACCACTTTTTTATCTAGTAATTCTGAATTTTTAATTGATGCCAGTTGTTGAATATCTCCCTCTATTTCATATATAGTATGGTGATATTGTGTAGGAATCATTTCTTCAGCATTTTTTATGGTTTTTCTAAGCAACTGGGGTAGGTGAAATTCATCCCACATCCAGTCCCAAGTATTCTCAGCAATAAATAGAAACCCTGTGTATACTTCAGTTCTATGAAAAGAAGTAGTCAAAGGGCTGCCCGGATAAACAATGTTTCTTTGTGTATTATTATGCGCGTGTAAATCTCCCGCAAATACAACTGGAAACGGATTAAATCTATCTAAATCAACTTCTGGTTTCACATGAGGGGGTATTTCACCCCTCACATGAGTAAATAAAGGCCAATCAGGATTAAGCTTTTCAATGCTGTTATCTTTATGAAGTTCTGAGTAAGGAAGAATACTAAAGCCTAAATCCGTATCCTCATAAAGAGAGTCAATAATATCGACCATTGGATTTATACTTTTAGTAACTTCTTTTAGCTGAGTAAAGAATGTCTTATTTTTTCGAGTAGCCTCGTGATTACCACTATAAATTAAAGTGGGTCTCTGAGCTTTAGATACAAAGGAAAAGTATAATTCTAATTCTTCCATACTGGGCAACCTATCAAATAGGTCACCCCCTATTATGTGCATCTTACACGTTTTTTCTTTCTCTCTTATTGCTTCAAAAAATAACTCATACCGATTTAATGCCCACTTCTTAGGTACATTTTTCTGGCCTAACTTTAGATGCCAATCGGCAGTAAATAGAATCATGCCACATCAAATTCATCTTCAAGAGTGTCATCTATTTCTTCAATATTAGCTTTTCTAATACTGTCCAGAAGCTCTTTTTGAGCATCTGGAGTAGGACGGGCCATAACATCATCCATAGACTTGAGATCCTCAACAGCTGCTCTCTCATCTTCGGTTAATGCACGAGGCTTACACTTTAGAACTTGGAGTTGGTACTCTACGTTATATGCTAGAGGCCCAGTTTTTACTCGCTTAAAGCAAAGATCCCAGCCTGAATCATAATCAGTAGGATCGCCTAAATCTTCTGCGGCAATCATAATTTGTTCCCACAGTTTTTTCTTTAGATTTAGAACTTTAACTTTGCCATCGGTTGGGTCGATGCATTGTGTAGCGTAGCTCCAGCCACACTTGAGATCAGGATAGTACTCACGTACCCAATCCTTTTCTTTGTTATTGAATCGTTCAATATTTCTATCGAAAGAAAGGCATTCGAAAGGAATGTTCTTTTTATTGGTTCCTTCTATCCAATAAACGTACCTGGCGAGTATATCGCCCACGACGCGAACCTTGTTGTCTCCATCTTTATAAGTGTAACTAAGGATGGAATTCTTTTGGGCGGAGCCCTTTTGCTGGTTAAATGAAATAGCCATTAATGTTTCTCCTCTGGGACTTCTTCGTATAAAAAGTGAACTAAATTTGTTTCTTCATCTATACGAAGTAGACTATTGTCGTTAATGTTGGCAACAAGAAAATCTGCAAATGGAAGATGCAATAATTCTAATGTTGTAGTTTGTGTCGCAGCATAATCAGATATACTTCTAAATGATGCAGTTGCTAAGTATGCAGCTATTTCCTTATAGGAATGTTTATATGAGTTATATAATAAGACATCAGGATGAGCTAAGAAACTTAGCCCATTAAAATCTTGTTGGCTATATCGGTAAAGTTTATCGCTCCTGTGTGTAGGAACAGATTTATTTACTAACATTTCAAATATACAAAATATTTCTCCAACGCTACCATCGGATGCTTTATATATTTTTTGCCAATCATACAACAACATACTATTATATCAATCTTTAAGGTTAATGTCAAGAACTATTTTTTAAAGCTCTTTTATTTGATATCCCTGTTTCATGTAGTATCCAATTCTACTAGACGCCTGTCTTCTAGCAGTATCTCCTTTGAGGTGAATATCAATAATTACAGGGGTTAGTTTATTCTTTTCTTTTCTAATAATTCGACCTATTAGTTGGGTCAGTAAAGGGTCATTGTTAATAGGTGTGCCTAAGATCAAACAACTTAATACATTTATAGATATTCCTTCTGAAAAAATTGCTTGTGTTCCGTATAATACGTTCTTATTTCCGACTTGAAGTTCATTTATTAATTTTTCTCGTTCTTCTTGTGGAACCTCACCTGTAACACAAAGAGCGTTCTCCCCCGTAAGTTCAGCACAGCTTTTTAAAAATGCTACTCGATCACTTACTACTAAAACTTTATGCCCCTTTTGTGCATATGCAGCCGCTAACATTGCTACTGTGTGTCTATACTCTTCGTTACTCGCTAGATTTGTAACTCTATTAGCCCAAGGTATTCTTGAGCCGTCTAAAAATCTTATTTCTGAATGTAGTATATGTACTACTGGAGACATAAAATTCTCCTTAGGCGGCTTAAGAACATTAGGGCTAAAGTAGTCTCTAAAGACAACATGTTTTCCGTCTTTTCGTTCTATAGTGCCTGACAAGCCAATTTTATATCTGCAGTAGTTTGTGTCCAGGATCCTGGAAAAGGTGGGGCTACTAACATGGTGCATTTCATCTAAGATTACAGTTCCGAACTCTTTACGGATTTTTTCAATGTTTCTATAAAGAGTTTGAATATTTCCTATCACAACAGGACTGTTAGTATCAAACTGGCCACTACCAATAATTCCGGGCTTAAACCCAAATACTTTTTGTACTTCTTTTGCCCATTGATTCCTTAAGGGGATAGTATGGACAACTACTAATGTCTTTTGACCTAGTTTACCGGCTATTGATAGCCCAGTAAAGGTCTTGCCCCAACTTACCCAAGCGTTTATAATACAGTTATCTTCTACTGTATTATGTACCTCTTGTTGACTTTTTCTAAGGTCATATTTGAACTCAGGAAATGTCTCTGGTTTTAATACTCTTTTATCTACGATCTCATGTCCATGAGGTATCAAATCAGTGCGTCCTATAGGAATAGTTACTATTCCGGGACGTATAACAGCCATGTTTTTTATTACCTGTGGAACTAGGTCTTTTGGATTTTTTGGGGGTACTACATATGTTAACTCTTTATCTAGTTCATCTTGAACTTCTGGAGTTACATCTAAATAAATCCTATTACTTAGTACTGCTTTCATACTTTCCTTCGAGTATTTTTCTTTTTAGTTTCAGAATACTCATAAATTATCCAAGGGTATTTTCGCATAAGTAAAACTCCTGCCCATAACATATCAGGACTGGGAGGTCTGGGTATAGTAAAAGGAATTTTCCAATTCTCTATC